TTTTCTGCAGCTTTTGCAAAGTAGTAGTTGTACGCTGTTTTAGCGTCTAGTCCGATCGAAGATGCATAATTAATAAAAAAGTGCAGAATATCTACCCATTCCATATATAATTCTTTTTTGTCTCCCTCGGACATATCAGAAATCCTTAATGTTTCATATTTTGTAAAGTCTTTTTTCCAGTATTTCCATACAGCATTTCCGCTACCATCTTTGATTCCTCCAAGTGCATCGGTCATCTCGTGGATCTCATCTACGACCGCATGTGTATTTACATGCCAAAAGTTCATGATTTCCCTGATTGTCATATCTTCAAAATTGAAACCATAAGTCTGCTCCTGCATTTTCTTTTGGTTCTCCATAATGTCAGCCAAATGAGTTGTTGACTCAGCATAGAAGTCATTTACTTCTAAATCTTTACATTCGTTATCTATGTTTGCCATATTTGTATTACTTTAGTATTATATTATAATTTTTAATTTTGTTTCTCAATGTAGTGTTTATATTTAAAATCCTTTCGGTTCCATGCTGACTTTAAAGTATCGTGGATTGTACACTCTAGTCCGTTTTCTTCGATCCATTTAAAATACTCTAAACTATCCTTACTTGCGATATCACTCTTCCACCATGACTTTGCCGTCGTACTTTGATTTCCTCCAATTTTAAAGCCACCTATGAGATGCAGCTTAATGTCTAGTACTAGGGTATGGTAAAAATAGATCACGTCATCCCCGTGGAATATTTTCATATCTTCAGGTATTTTATGCCAGTTATCTTTCTTAAATAGCATAAACTGTCCAAATCCAAACGGTCTCTTATTGACATTATCCCATTTTACTAGATACGTATCGATATCTAATTCCTCTCTATTGAGATGACTGAAACCTACAAATTCAGGCTTTTCACTACTGACAATTTCATGTAGTCCTTTAAGATTTATGTTAATATCATCATTGAGTAGGCAAACGTACTCAGTTGTTGCCATTTCAACTCCTAGATTCCATGCTGGATTAACGAATGAATTATATCCCATATTTACGATATTAATCCTGTCGTCATCACTGATAGTAATCCCAAGATTTGGTGTATTGTTTATAATTATAAGTCTTGAATTCTTATCGCTTATCTTTTTAAACTCCTCGATCGTCGCGAATATATTCTTATCTTTCCATAGCGTTGGTATTACATATGTTATCATAATATATTATTAATTTATTCAAAGATTTAGAATTGTATTCCTCATTTTATCGGCGCCGTATGGATTCATTGAATGTACTATGCATCTTGGTAATTCAAGTCCTTTTGAGTTTACATATTCTATCATCCAATTTAGGCAATCTGCTCCTGTTTCTGTTTCAAATTCTTCTGGAAAGTCTTCGCTTGACCCGCATGCACAAACAATTTCGTAGTGTTCTTCCACCAAGTCATGGCCAAACGATACAGTTTCTGGAGTTGGATTCAGTTTAAACCATTCTACAAACTCTTTAAAATCTCTGACAACATGCCAATCCTCACTAGAATATATTTTAGAATCCATTCCAATTCGATAGCTCATATATTCTTCAACTTCAGCAGGTTCTCGAGAACCATCAAGAAATAGATTCATTAGAATAACTGACCTTGGTTAAAATTATTGTTAAAGAAGTATTGCATAATAGATTCATCAACCCTTGCGACCTTTCTCTTATTAATTAGTTTAGGGCTATTACTTAGTCTAGTATAGACTCCAAACTGACATAAGCCAACTTCACAGCCATAAGTCTTTAATTCATTTTGATCCTCCGTAAATATCTTAGTCCCGTTGACTATTTTATTCCATTCGTTAGGGTGGAGTGGTATTTCACCAATAAGGTCTTTATAGTTTTCTCTAAACCATACTACCCTGTCGCCGTGAGGTATTTTACAACCTTCACCAAACATCATATCTAGAGCTAGTCTTGCGCCAGGACCTGGAACACAGAATCTCTCATCGTGGTTAATATTAATGTTAGGGTTTACTGAGTTTGATGTTGAACAGTGGTAGCCATAGTAAGAACCAACTCCTTCAATTTTTGTAAGCACTCCAAACATCTCTTCTAAAGATTGTACACTTGCCATTCTCTGCGTAATTCCGCGTGGTATAAACCCAGCCACCCAAAGTAATATGTTAATCTTATCTGCGTTTCTTTCGGTTCCTCTAGTTTCAGCGACCCATGTATTAGATGCGCCATATAATGATGTTCGAAGTTCAGTAGTTCCATACACTCCAAGTCCTAATCCAATAGCATCATCAATGTTTTTTCTAATCTCGTTCTCGTATTCTTTATCGACTAAAAGTCTTTCGAAATCTACAAGTGCCTTTTTAGGGTCTGGTTCTCTTGTTAAGATTTGATGAATACCACGGCCTCCGTAAAAGTGAGAGATTATAGTGTTGCAAATGATATTGTCCATTGACATGTCAGATAATACGATATTGTCCATTATGTACCTCATCCTGTCATCATATAGTATATGTGGGTGGAAGTATTCTACAGTTTGTCCGAGTGCATTATCTCCCCCGCTATCATACGAATCTCTATATCCGTACGTTAGCTCTGATCTTTCATTTACCTTATTGAAAAAGTAGCCAATTCGGTCTACTATTTCCATGTTTACTAATTCTCTCATGTATTACAATATCATTGTATTATATTATTAATAGAATAAGCAGTCATACCCACCAACGTGCTGAAAGATAATTATTTCTTCTATTATATTATTATCGTAAGTCTCAGTTAGTCTCTGTACTGCCGACTTTGCTTTATCATGGTTCCCATGCAATTCAATAAACAATACTTTAGGCTTGTATGTTAACACACTTTCTATAATATCATATTCTGCACCTTCAATATCGATCTTTACAATATCTGGTTTAATTTCATTGAGTAGATAGTCAATGTGATAGTTTTTGACTTCATCATATTCAGTAAAGGTTCCGCGTCTCTTGATAATAGAAGTTGAACTGTGATTACTCTTAGCGTTAGACTTATAAATCTTTAATACTTCGTCTTCTGATCCTGAAACTGCAGCATGGATAATTTTTGTTCTAATTGAAGACGCAAAATTATTAGCAGCAATGTTGTAATTTCTAAAATCACATTCAACACCATATATTTTTAGGGCGCCTGAATCTTCGGCAATTTTAGAAAATGTACCAATATTAGTACCTAAGTCAAGACATACTTTATCTCTATAATCTACCTCAGGTTTCACGTAGTTCTGAATAGATTCTTGAATCATATCCTTATCTACGTTTTCTATAGCATTTAATTCCTTTACATACCGACGTTTAAGGGCTCTTTGTTCTTTTGTTAACATTTTTATTTTATTTTTCTACAAGACTTGATACGATGTGTACCACCTCTACCTGAGGGTTATATGCTTCTATTAGAGACTTTTGAATAGGGTCATCCTCAAAGAACCTGGTTACATTGATTCCCTCTTCTTTTAATCCATTAATTGTTCTGGCCTTGTGATTGCCTGAATAGGTTCTAGCGGCTACAGTATGGTCTCCTCTCTCGGCAAGCGTCATTGGGTTAAAATAAACCTTGCACTTAATTCCTCTCTCACTAAGAATATTTTTAACGTATTCTTGTTCATCAATACATCTGCCTGTAATGATAATATCTTCGTTAGATCTAGGGTTGATTCCAATTGACAATACACCGTCAAAATCATATCCATATACTTCCATAATAATTTAATCTTATAATATGTTTATAAATATAGGGCCCAGTATTTACTGGGCCCATACAATCTAAATAAAGGTATTATTTTAATTGTTTTTTAGTAACTTCTGTTAATTCTCTATTTGCAAGAGCATTACATTCAGTAATACCATCTCTAAACATCATTTGTTGAGGTGGTGTTTTTTGAGTAAGAGCTGAAGGACCTCTAAGTGATCCAACAATTCCCATTTCTCTAGCAACTTTTACGTATCTTAACGCATCGATTACAACTCCTGCAGAGTTTGGAGAATCTTGTACGCTTAATTGAGCATCGAATAAAACTGGTGCTCCTCCAAATCCTTCAAGTTCTAATCTAAAATTAGCTACTTTATTGTCTCCATAGTATGGGATATATTCAGAAGGACCTGCATGTAAGAATGAGTTTTCAGTTGAAATATCTCTAATTTCATTCTGAGCACGGATTACATTCTCTTTAGAAATCTTTTTAGAAGCCAATCTAGATTTGTCCTCCATGTTTAAGAAGTCTGTGTTACCTCCAACATTTCTTTGAATGTGTGCTTTTACGTGGTGACCTCTTTCAAACGCAAGTTCTTGTAGCATTTGAGATAGAATACTTGCACCGAATTGAGAACGCATGTCGTCTCCAATCAATGGAATACCAGCGTCGATAAATCTTTGCTCCCATTTTGGATCTGATGCAATAAATACTGGAATACAGTTTACGAATGAGATTCCAGTTTCTAGACAAATTTCAGCCCAAAATTCTGTAGTCTTTTGAGAACCTACTGGTAGATAGTTTACTAATACTTCTACGTTATGCTCTTTTAATTTCTCGATGATTGAATCTTTCCATTTTCTCTCTAATTTAGAGGTCCATGAAACTCTATTCATATCAGTAGAATTTCTTAGTTCTTCAGAGATTAAGAATCTATTTGATTCAGGATAGCGATCCATTAAGTTTGCATATCCATCAATTACTGGAGCTTCATATACTGGAGCAGTACTCTCAATATTCTCAACGATGTTCCATGAGCAATTTGGCTTTTGCTTAAGCGCTTCACCTAATGGCAAATTAACTTTTCTTTCATCTACATCGAATCCTACTGTAAATTCAATGTCTTCTGCTTTGTAACCACCGATATCGAATTTCATCATTCCGGTAGTTGCTTCGGTATGTTCAGTGTAATATTGAACTCCTTCTACTAGAGACTTAGCACAATTCCCTGTACCAATAATCCCAACTTTAATTGTTTCTTTCATTTTTAAACCTTTATTTTTTTGTTTATTAATAGTTATACAACACAATCTAAAAAAGTTTCAAAAACTAAAAAAATATTTTCACTTTAGGTGTGCTGTGTGATATTTATCGTATTTGGTGGGGCATCAGTCTAGAACAGACTTAATGTTTTCTTGATCAGCTTAGAATTCTTTTCGGTAGTTTTCCAGTCCCAATAGTAATATTCTCGAGATAGGTGTACTGAACCTGGTTTCTCCATATAGTTTTTTGCGAAAGTCTCAGGATTCTCAGAAAACCAGTGATTTGGCCAGGTTAAGACTTCAAATCCAGCCTTAGTACCTAATTCCATTATAGTATTATTGAATATTGTAACTAAATTAGCTCGATCTTCTCGACTTCCAAAGAATGGAGTCTTTTTATACCAGCCAGTTTTTGGTATTCTGCGGCCCTCGAATTCGATAGGTAATAAAGAGTGAACTGTAACATTTTCAATCTCTAAAGATTCTAGATGTTTAATATAGTCCATTGCTAATCTGCGAGTAGAAGCCACTGGATCTGGCTGGCGACATAAATGGTGTCTAACGTCTATATTACCAAAATATGATATTATGTTATTAGTTCCTTCAGGTATATTATTAGAGAATCCTTCTTTTAATGCACCAAATAGAGTCTTACCGTCATTTCTACTAATATCAGCGCCTGGTTTATAAACTGAAACTGAATGACTGTCTCCGAATACGAAAGTGCCGGTTCCCATATTAAGGGTTATTGTTTCTATACTCTCACACTTTTTAGTAATAGCCTCAGCGTCAAGGTTTGCCCAATTCTCAGTACAGCTCTTTATTCTACTATTAACAAAGGCTCCAACATCTGGCATTTCTCTATTTAAAATATATATGTCTCCTTTAAAATCAAGGAATCTTTTGATTCTGGCAGCGGGTTCGTCTCCTGCTCCACCGAATAGATTATAAGTCCCTGCAAATTCCATTGGGAGAGCAATTAACCATACATCATATTCATGTATATCTCCTGATTTGTCTAGGACATCTACATCAAGTTCAAAATAGTTTAATTGACTCTGTAGAAGATATGACCATGAGCTCTTATGTGATGCCAGTTTTTGACTATACGTAGTCACTACGTCGTCAATTGCTATCTTTTTACCTTTAAGATTTTGTTGTATTTCGTTAATATTTACCATGTTAATCTATTTTAATCCATCGATGTTCACTGTTAATTTTAAAAGTACCTATACATTCTCTTTTCCATTCAGCAGGTCCAATTAGAGAAAGAAACACATTTCCATCGTTTCCAACATATAGGTGATATTCTTCTCCGATAATAGGTTCAAATGAAAATTTAGAAGAGTATACTAATTCATTCCAATTATATTCATCAACCATTCTCTGATATTCAGCCTTTAATTCTTCAAATTTAGATTTTAGATGATGATTTACCTTATTGACTCCCTTTTGCTTCCAAGATGATACGTCATCTGCGACGATTGCAGGAGCACCAATATTAGTTGCATATGGAAGAAGAGAAGCATTAAAGCCCTCTTCTTCGTCATAAACAACCTGGTCTGGATATTTCTTTTTATCCTTCACTTTTTTCATTAATGTAGTTTTCTAATCCTTGAATATAAGCAACGGCATCTAATAGATTATCCTGCTTATGATTGTAAGATTCACGAGAGAATTTAAGAGCAACAAGTGCTTTAAACATATGTTCTCCAGTAACTTCAAATCCAGTCATGCCTTTAAAAATCAGGGCTGCACGATCCATTCCTTCGCTAAATGGGCCATATTGGCGATCTGCCTCTTCGTTTCGATTGTTAACAATATCGTTTGCTTCTTCTAAAATGCTCATATCTTTTTTCTTTAATATTATATTACGATATTCTCTTTTGTTTCAGGCACTAGGGCATAAAAAATGGCTAGGTTTCCCTGGCCATTGTTGTCTTTTCGATTGCAATTATAAGGTCTTCGATTCCTTCGTTGTATGCCCATTGGGTCGTGTCAATTGGATCGGCATATTTTAGCTTTTCTGCCTCGGTCTCTAATAATTTAAGTAGTTCTTCCATGATTATCTCTCTAAAATTACAAATGCTCCAAACTCTCGGTCAAAAACTTGAATTAAGTGTTCATAGTCGCCGTCCATCATTTCATTCATTAATTCTTGAACGCGGACCCTATCCCATTCTAATTGTCTACCTAAATTAGTGGCTATTGACATTAGCGCATAGGCATTTCCATCCGGTCCTGTGAGGTCTATTACTATAGGTCCCTCTCGTTCTTGTTTTTGTCTTATCATAGGGTTTTTGGAAATTTTGGAAATTTTTAGTCGTTTTCTACCTCGTCGTCTTCTTTCCAAAAACCGTCGTCAGGTTCAACATCGAATTTAGGAAGTGCTCCTATAAAAAGGAGACTAACGAGTGGCCATGCGTTTCCAATGTTCCAGGTCGACCAGCCAATGAGGGCAAAGAATCCTAGATAAACTGCAGCGATTGCTATATTTTTCATATTACTTACTTTTTAAATTTTCTAATTTCACCAATTACATTTACGGTCTGTTGAGTGCAAGCTGAGCACAACACCTTAGCAACATCTTGGCCAACTTCGACACTATTTTTACATCCATCCACCGGAGCCCAATCTCCCCATTTGCTAGTTTCTGGTTGACTGTTCATGCATTTCAGCATTCTCAACTCTCTTTTCTTATAGTTACTCATATTTGTTTTAGCTTTATCTTATTATTATAGACTCTAATCCCTTTTTGTTTCACATTCCATCAGAGAAGACCCTTGGGGAAATTTTTGTCTACCGCATTGCTGCACTATATATCCCATTTACCTGAGTACACTTTTCACTATAATATGTAACATAGGTCCCCATCTAAGACCCTGGCTGGACGCTCATGTAGGTACATGGGGGTACCCAATA